GCCCCGTACTTGGTCCTTGGCATTGAGGACGAAGAGGTGCACGTTCATGCGGGCGAGTACTTGATGTACGAGGAAGGCATGGGTATTTTTGTTGTCTCCGGCAACGAGTTGCTGGAAGACTTCGAAGAGGTCCCTGCTGTCCGCCAAGACGCCACGGTCCAAGTAACGGGGGTCGAGGCCACAGGCTCAACCCTGACCTTTGAGGGCACACCTGTCTAACTGAACCAGAACCCGCACCAGAGAACCTCCCACTTGGGTGCGGTACTACCTCTGCCATCACCCCACCGGATGGCATTGAGGCGGCGAGGGCCTCCCGTGTAAGAGCGGGGGGCCTTTGTCATTGAGGAAACCAAGGATCTAGGTTAAAGTTCCGAGGACCACGGACCTTGGAGCTTGGACATGGCAGACAGCAACCCCAATTCCATCATGAACATGGATCCGCAAGGCTTTATGGCTGCGTTGGACGAGTTAGGTATTAAAGGCGACGAGCGGACCCGTTTGGTTGATATGTATCGGGGTCAGACGATGTCTGGTCAGCTTGCCTCTGGCCTTCGGGGTGATGTCGGCGAAGGCATGGTTCGTCGGACTGTTTTGCCCATCGCTACCAAGAAGGGGATGACCGGGGCGGAAGCCCTTATGAGCGGCGATTGGGAATTTGCCGTGCCGGAGATGATTTCTTCCTTGTACCAAGCTCCGGCGGATGCCCTTGCCACATACGATGCGTCGGTTTCTGGGTTGCCTGTGTCTCAGGAAGAATTCGACCAGAATATGATGAACTTGGGGTCGGCTGTAGCTGGGTCGAAGATCATGGCGCGACCTATTGCTGCGGGTGCAAAAGGCGTTGCAAACGCAATCGATACAGCCCAACGGGAACAGCTTCAAAAATTAATCACTGAGAATACTCCGGTACAGGACGTAAGTTCGTTGGCGGGTCGGCAGTTTTATGATCCCAATAATGTGGAACTCCAGAGAATGCAGTCCGGCACGTTAACTCCGCAAGAGGCCGACTATTGGAATAAATTGGCGGCAGCGGACAAAATGCGGGCACAGGGCGTCTCTGACGAAACCATTGCAAACACTACGGGTATTCTTCGTCTACCCCGCGTAGATTTGAAGGGGAACCCACTTTCCCCACGCTCCGTCAACGACCCGGGATACAGGGAGACCTTCGCTGCTACCCCCATAGAAATGGGTACACTTCGTCCAGACAGGCTGAACGACTACGGATTTAATGTTTTTGATGACCCCACCCTTGGAAAGGTTAGCGGGTCTTTTGACTCTTCAACTACTCCCCCCACACTCCGGCTTAACCCAAATCAAAGTGCACAAGCTAAGGCCCAAACCAAGGCGCATGAGATGGCTCATGGAGATGATCTGATATCCGGCATTCGATCCGGTGAGGGGGGTACAAGTCCAGATGTTGTGCTTTATCAAAAATTTAATTCCATCGCTGCCCTTAAAAAGGACATCAAGGCCGAAAAAGACCCTACCGTAAAAAGACTGCTCAAGGATAGGTTATCCGCACTAAAGCGACAGACATCGTATGAACTATATGAGGCCAACCCCGGAGAGATGCTGGCCCGCTTGTCTTCGGGCGAGACCACGATGGCGCGTAGGCTTACGCCATCTCAGGTCTTGAACCCTTACTTGCTTCCAAGTTACAGCCCTGTGCAGCGTGGGATAATGGCCCTTAAGACAGCGGCTTTTTCAGAGACGAGTCCAGTAATGCGATTCCTTCAGGACCATAACTATCTAAACCCTGCAGATAGCCGTGATTACCACCTAGGTGTCCCCATGGATGTGTCGAAGGCTGTCACTGGAACGTACAGCGCCAAAAGCAAGCCGTGATCCTCGGCCCTTGGCTCTGCTAGATGTTTTTGCACTCCCCTAAAAAGTCTGCTAGAGTTGCCCCAACCCCGGCTTAAGGAGCCCCGAAATGAAGTTGCCCACCAGCGCCAACGCCGTGTCTGCAGCGGACGTTGCGGAAGTCAAACGGAGTTTGATGGGAAAGATTAACGCTAGGCCTAGCTCCGGAACTCGTCCTGTGTCTGACGCAGACGTTGCGGAAGTTCGCCGTAGTTTGATGGGCAAGACCAACGTTAAACCTAGTGCCAACGCTGTGTCTAACGCAGACGTTGCGGAAGTTCGCCGTAGTTTGATGGGCAAGACCAACGTCAGGCCCAGCACTAGTGCCAACGCCGTGTCTAAGGCAGACCGAAACACGATGAAGAGGGTCATGGGCTACAAAAATGGCGGCTGCGTCATGGCTGGCCGTGGTAGCAAGTACAAGGGGCAGATGTGATGGCTGAGATGAAGAACTTCGGTAAGGTCAAGTCAGTGAAGCCCAAGGAGTCGGGCAAGCTGGACGCCGATTACGACAGCAAGATGTCGGAGATGGACTATCCCGGGACCAAGGGCATCGCTACGCCCATCGAGGGCAAGCAACAGGTAAGCGGTTTCAAGTTTTCGGGAACCTACTGATGAATAAGTCCTCCAAGATTGCCAAGGTCATGGGTGAATTCAAGGAGGGCAAGCTGCGCTCTGGGATCAACCCCAAGGGCCCGAAGAAGGCTCCGATGGCGAAGAGCCGCAAACAGGCCCTTGCCATCGCACTATCCGAAGCTGGGATGTCCAAGAAAAAGGGTCGGTAAAATGCCAGCAGGTACTAAGGGCGGTTACGACAAAGCCCGAGAAAGCTTTGCCAAGGAAAGCAACAGTGGCGGCAACGGCCTTTTTGGCCGTGGGGGAGACGCTGTTGACCGCATCGTAAACAATGCTGTGAGCGGCATAGGCAACCTCTTTAGCGGCGGCGGCAAAAACTCCTATGGTGGGGGCGGGGGCGGCGCTGATTCCGGTCAGAAAGCCAATCAGCCGTCCTACGGTGCGATGTCGCTTAGGGGCCTGACATCCAGTGATCCGGCCAATGTGGCTCGAAACCAAGCGGCGGCAGCGCGGTACAGCGCAATGCCGCAGCGGGAATCCGAGAACCGAGGATATATGAACAAGGACAAGGGCATCGCATCTTTGGTCACGCCCACTCCTATTGCTGCCCCTGTCGCGGGCCCTGCCCCCGTTGTGGCCCCGCCCTCGGTCCCCGGTCCAGTAGAAGTTCCGACGATGGGTTATGCGGGAGCCCCTGCCATGGGCGCTGTTCCCCCCGGATACGGGTCTGCGTTTGCAGGGCTTTCGCAGCCCATGGCAAACCCCTATGGTGGGATGAACCTGATGGACATCTTCTCGATGTATCCTGAACTGCAGTACATGTAAGAGGGGCGACCATGGATTATGGCTATAGAACCGCCCTTGGTATTTCCGAAAGTGGCGGGGACTACTCCGCTGTCAACGACCTAGGTTACACTGGCAAATACCAGTGGGGCAAAGACCGCTTGACCGACTACAACGTTGCCATGGGCACTGACTACACCCTAAAGGATTTGCTTAAGAGTCCAGAACTCCAAGAAAAAGCTCAGGCTTGGAGTGAAGGCGACATCATGAAGTATGTCGCCGATAACGGCTTGGATGCCTTTCTGGGGAAGACGATCCGAGGCATCACGATGACCCCCTCTGCCATGATGGGCATGGCCCACATTGGCGGTCGCGCTGGCATGAAGAAGTGGCTGCTGACGGGTGGGGAATACAACCCCGAAGACAAGAACAGCACATCCATTGCGGACTACGCCGCAAAGTTTGCCACAAGGCTTCCGTCTGGCATGGGCCAAGCTGGCATTTCCTATGGCGATTATGTGCTGCCTATGGACGAGGCCATGGCTGCAGCATCCGCAGAGGAGCCGACACCAGAATCCATTCCGGGGGCAAAGGCCAACTACCTAAAGCAAAAGGGCTTAGAGCAAGCTCAAACGGCCTTCGAGATGCTGCAGGACTCAGGGGCCGACTTCTGCCCTGCCGGAACGCGGTACGACCCGCTCAAGGGTGAATGCGTACAGATCCCTGTCATGCTAAACAGCCCGAGGCCCCCGCCTCGTCCGTTGCCGCCCCTACCACCCGGTACGCCGCGCCCTATGCCGCGCCCGTCTGGGCTGAGTGTGCTCAACACAGGGCCAAAACCCCAGCCTCGACCAACCAACTTGGGGATCTCAAGTCTCATAAATGGCTAAGTACAGGAATCCGACGGCAGCGGACCTACCTGAGATCGTGCGGCTTGCTAAGGAAATGCATGCCGAGACGTCTTTTCGCACATTGTCCTTCGATGAGGCCAAATCTGCCACCGAAATCATGTCTTGCATGACAAATCCGACCAATTTTGTCTGCGTTGCCGAGGACCAAGGTCGTTTGGTGGGGCTGGTCAGCGTTTATTTGACAACGCCCTACTTTTCCAACGACAGGGTGGTGTACGACCACATCTGGTACGTCGCTAAAGAGGCGCGGGGGAGCCTTGTGGGGTCCCGTTTGCTCAAATACGTGTCCCAATGGTCAACCCTACAAGAAGCGAAGGCCGTTTTCTTAACACTGGGGTCAGATATCAACGCTGACAGGGTCGGAAAGCTGGCAGAACTGCACGGATACCACCTTTTGGGTGGTTTTTACCGCAAGGATATCGAAAATGGCTAATCTTGAACTGCTTCCGGACGAGGTCCTAAAGGAATTTTTGGAACTTAACGAAGCCCGCCGCTCTAGGGAAGTGCGCGAAAAGTCCCAAGACAACTTTATGCCGTTTGTGCACCACGTGTACGAAAACTTCATCGTCGGCAAACACCACAAGATCATTGCCGAAAAACTAGAGCAGGTTGCCCGGGGTGAGATCAAGCGCCTGATCATCAACATGCCTCCGCGACATTCGAAGTCGGAATTCGCCTCTTATCTCATGCCAGCGTGGTTCTTGGGTCGGAATCCGAAGTTGAAAATCATTCAGGCGACCCACAATACCGAACTGGCGGTCAGGTTTGGTCGAAAAGTCCGCGACTTGATCGATTCTGAGACCTACAAGGAGATTTTTCCCAAGACGATCCTGAAGGAAGACTCCAAATCGGCTGGTCGGTGGTCCACGGACAAGGGAGGGGAGTACTTTGCTGCGGGTGTGGGCGCTGCCGTGACGGGTCGTGGTGCTGATTTGTTCATCATCGACGACCCACACTCCGAACAAGACGCACTTTCAGAGACGGCGTTCGATAACGCCTACGAATGGTACACTTCAGGCCCCCGCCAGCGTCTCCAACCGGGTGCGTCCATCATCGTGGTCATGACAAGATGGGGTAAAAAGGACCTAACAGGGCGCTTGATCGCTGCCCAGAGCAACGATGTGCTTGCCGACCAGTGGGAAGTGGTCGAATTCCCGGCAATCTTGCCCTCCGGCAACGCTTTGTGGCCCGAATTCTGGAAAAAGGACGAACTTTTGCGGGTCAAGGCGGCTTTGCCCCTCGCAAAGTGGTCCGCGCAGTGGCAACAGCAGCCCACATCGTCGGAATCGGCCATCATCAAGCGGGAATGGTGGAAAAACTGGGACAAGGAGAAGGTTCCCAACCTCATTTACATCCTTCAGGCCTACGATACGGCATTTTCGAAGAAAGAGACCGCCGACTACTCTGCCATCACGACTTGGGGCGTCTTTACCCCTGTGGAAGGCGAGTCTGACGGCATAATTTTGCTTGATGCCAAGCGAGGGCGGTGGTCCTTCCCTGAATTGAAGGAAGTTGCGTGGGAAGAGCACGAATACTGGGAACCAGACATGGTTTTGATCGAGGCCAAGGCCTCTGGACAGCCGCTGGCGGACGAGTTTAGGGCCCGGGGCATACCTGCGCTGACGTTTAGCCCCGGTCGGCGGGGCAAGGGCGGGTTCGACAAAAACACCCGTATGCACCTCGTTGCGCCGTTGTTCGAGGCAGGGCGCGTATGGGCTCCAATAGAGAAGACATTTGCTGAAGATGTGATAGAAGAGGTCAGTGCATTCCCATCTGGCGACCATGATGACTTTTGTGATAGCATGACACTAGCCTTAGCACGTTTTCGGCAAGGAGGGTTTGTTACCCTTCATGGGGAAGACGACATGTCTGATACCGGATACCGCAAGAAACGGGAGTATTACTGATGGCAATCGTTGATCGAGCTTTCCAAGTGGATGATCCGCTTGCTCCCAGCGTAGACGTTTCTGTGGATGCCCCAGAGGATTTTGCGGGCGGGGCAGAGATTATCCCAGATGGGATGGGCGGCGTAACCGTTCAGGCGTTGCTTGAAAATGCCTTGGAAACCATCGATCAGATAACTCCGTTTCTGGAGCATGGCGCAAACCTTGCCGAATACCTTGACGACAGCATCCTGAAGGAACTGGCGTCAGAAGTGACCCAAAACTACGAGGATGACCTCCAATCCCGCCAAGAGTGGGAAGAGTCCTATGCCAAGGGCCTAGACCTGCTGGGCATCAAGTATGAAGAGCGCACAGAGCCCTTTGAGGGGGCCTCTGGCGTCACCCATCCGATGATCATGGAATCGGTTACCCAGTTCCAAGCACAGGCCTACAAGGAGCTTCTGCCGTCCTCTGGGCCCGTTAAAACGCAGATCTTGGGCCTGAAGTCCCCTGAAGCAGAAGCACAGGCTGGGCGCGTCAAGGACTTCATGAACTACCGCATTACCGAGGTCATGTCGGAATATGACCCGGGCATGGACCAGATGCTGTTCTATCTGCCTTTGTCCGGCTCGACCTTCAAGAAGGTGTACTTCGACCCGGTACGTGGTCGTGAAGCGTCCGACTTCATCCCTGCGCAGGATTTGGTGATCCCGTACTCGGCTGTCGATCTCGACACCGCGCCCCGCGTTACGCACGTTCTGAAGATGCAGGACAACGATGTCCGCAAGATGCAACTTTCAGGGGCCTACCGCGACGTTGACCTAGGTTCACCCGAAAGCACAGGGACCCCAGATGCGGTCAAGGAAAAGGTCGACGATATCGACGGGCGCTCAAAAAGCTTCAGCGATGACACGCGGACACTGCTGGAATGCCACGCAGAACTGGACATCGAGGGCTTTGAGGACGTTGGGGAAGACGAGGAACCGACAGGGCTGAAGCTGCCCTATATCGTCACATTGGACAAAGATTCGAACACAATCCTGTCAATCCAACGAAATTTTGATCCAAACGACCCGCTCAAGCGTAAGCGCCAATATTTCGTGCATTACAAGTTCATGCCCGGCCTTGGCTTCTATGGCTTTGGCCTGATCCACATGATTGGTGGCCTTGGTCGGTCGGCAACATCCATTCTGCGCCAGTTGATCGACGCTGGTACGCTGTCTAACCTGCCCGCTGGCTTCAAGGCCAAGGGGGTCCGTGTCCGCGACAACGACTCGCCCCTGCAGCCGGGGGAATGGCGCGACATCGACGCACCGGGCATGGATCTGCGCAATGCGCTGGTTCCGCTGCCGTACAAGGAGCCGTCTGCCGCCTTGGCACAGCTTATGGGTGCGCTGATCGACGATGGTCGTCGCTTCCTGTCACTGGCTGACTCCCAGATGGCGAACATGCAGGGTGAAGCCCCTGTAGGCACGACTGTGGCGCTCTTGGAGCGCGGCATGAAGGTCATGTCGGCCATCCATAAGCGTCTGCACTATGCCCAGAAGACCGAATTCCGGCTTTTGGCACGGGTGATCAAGGAAAACCTGCCCGCCGTATACCCGTATGCGATTGCAGGGGCCCCCGCAGAGATCATGCTGTCCGACTTTGATGACCGCGTGGACATCATCCCGGTTTCAGATCCAAACATCTTCTCGATGTCGCAGCGCGTGACGCTGGCCCAAAGCGAACTGCAGATGGCCCAAAGCGCCCCGGAGATCCACAATCTTCGCGAAGCTTACCGCCGGATGTATCAGGCGCTGGAAGTCCAGAATATCGAGGAAATCCTGCCGATACCGCCCCAGCCGCAGCCTACGGACGCGGCACTTGAGGGCGGGGCGCTGTTGATGGGTCAAGGCGCACAGGCATTCCCAGATCAGGACCATGACTCCCATATTCAGGCCCACATTGCGATTGCAAAGATGGGTCTGGTTGCAGTGAACCCGATGATCGTGGCTGGCCTCGCTGCCCATGTGCTTCAGCACATCTCCTTCAAGTCCCAACAGATGGCACAGGAGCAACTGCAGCAGGAAGCCATGCAAGCCTACCAGCAGCAAGGCGCGGAGTTGGGCGGTCAGATTGGTATGGCGGCTCAGTCCGGCCAGATGCCCATGGACATGGCTATGGGCCAAATGATGCAGATCCCGACTATGATCCAACCTCAGATGCCCACCCCTGAGCAGATTCAAACCCGTGTGTCCCAGATCCAAGCGCAGTTGATCGCTGAAATCCTTCCGATGCTGTCTGCGCCACCTCCTGATCAAGGGGGTGACCCGCTGGTTGCCATCCGTATGCAGGAACTGGCTATCAAGAGCCAAGAGGTCCAAAATCGGACCAAGAACGATCAGGAAAAGCTGGCTCTGGATCAGAAAAAGCTTCAGCAACAGGCCGTATCTGATGCTTCACGTATCGAACTTCAGGAACAGGTCTCCAATGACCGCGTTCAGGTAGCCCGTGAACGGATTTCTGCCGCCATGCAAAAAGATCAAAACAGGGGTAACCGATGAAATCTATTACCATCATTTTTGGGGAAGACACTGAAGTCGACAAGTACGACTCGGAAAAGAACTGCCCCGTTGCAATCGTAGACGAGGAAGCAAACGCCAAGGGTAAGGCCGAGGCTGTGTCCAAAGCCAAGTATGGCGAGGCCACCTCAAACCGCATGTGTGGCAACTGCGGTGCCTACAACCAGACCGAAAACATCATGGACTGCATCGAAGAAGAGTTCGATGAGGAAAAAGGCCTTGGTTACTGCCAGATCTTCAAATTCGTCTGCTCTTCGGAAAACACCTGCAACCGCTGGGTTAAGGGCGGTCCAATCACTGACGAAAAGATGTCCGTTGGCAAGAAGGACCTGATGTAACACATGCATGTTGTTGTCTTTGCAAAAGCTTTGTATAAGCAACTGGACGAGCGTCGGGATGTACTGTCCGAACAGCTCGTCCTCGGTGCCGCTTCTAGCTATGAACAGTATCGGCAAACGGTAGGCGAGATTCAGGGCCTCGACTACTCTCGAGAAACGCTTAGGGCCCTGCTGGAGAAGACGGACGACGATGTCGAAGACACTTTACGTTCCTGACCATGTCGCGCAGAGGATTGCAAAACAGAAGGCCGAAGCAACTGCTCCCGCTTCATCTGTTCCTTCCCCCTATGTGGAAGAGTCCTCTCGGGTTCTAGACCCATCCCTTCTAGACACGCCACTACTTGACCGCCTACCCCAGCCTACGGGCTGGAGAGTGCTGGTTATGCCCTACAAAGGCAAAACCAAGACAGACGGAGGCCTAATCCTTCCGGATCAGGTTCGCGAACGCGAAGCCCTTGCCACTGTTGTTGCGTATGTCCTCAAGATTGGCCCTGCGGCCTATCAAGACCCAAACAAGTTTGGGGACAGCCCAGAACCGTGGTGCAAGGAAGGCCAATGGGTATGCATTGGTCGTTATGCGGGGTCTCGTTTCAAGATTGATGGCGGTGAAGTCCGCATCATCAATGATGACGAGGTAATCGCGACAATTCTTGAACCTGATGACATCCAACACATCTAAGGAGGCACTCATGGCTGATGACACTGATGATATCGACGTTGAAGTCGAAGAAGGATCTCAAGTAGAGACCCTTGCGGACGATTCCGATGACGAACTTTCTGACTATAGCGGAAAGGTCAAAAACCGGATCAACAAGCTTACGGAAAGGTATCGCCGTGAGCAGCGCGACCGCGAAGAAAGCCAGCGTCTTTCTGAACAGCTTTACCAAGAAAATCAGGCCCTAAAGCAACGCATTAAAGGGTTGGATTCCGGTTACTTGGGCGAGTATGGCACACGTCTTGAGGCACAGGCCTCTGCGGCCAAGGACGCCTTTAAGAAGGCCTACGAGTCCGGTGATGCTGAAGCTTTGGTGTCTGCACAAGAGCAGATGGGCAAGATTGCCATTGACCAAGAGCGGTATCGGCTTGCAAAGCAACGGACGGAACGCACGGATCGCAATGAAGGCACGGAGCAAGAAGCCCCCGTGCGTCAACAGCAGCAACGCGCCCCGGCCCCTCAAGTTGACGGCAAGGCAAAGACTTGGGCGGAGAAGAACGAGTGGTTTGGCACGGACAAGATGCTGACCGCAGGTGCTCTAGCAATCCACAGTACGCTTGTGGAAGACGAGGGGTTTGACCCAACGTCAGAAGAGTACTATAATGAAATTGATCGTCGTGTTCGTCGGGAGTTCCCGAACAAGTTCAAGACGGCACAATCGGCTGCACCAGCGAGAGTCGCCTCTGTCGCTGCGTCTGCATCTAAGACCGCTACACAGGGGCGCAGGTCGGTGAAGCTCACAGCTTCGCAGGTTGCGATGGCGAAACGGTTAAACGTTCCGCTGGAAGAATATGCCAAGTATGTGAAGGATTGAGATCATGACCGACAGAACACCACGCGAAAGCGCAACCCGCGACACAACATCGCGCCGTAAGCCTTGGGCCCCGCCCAGCACCCTTGATGCCCCGCCGCCTCCTGAAGGATACAAACATCGGTGGGTACGCGCCTCTATCCGAGGCGAAGAGGATAAGGGTAACGTGTTTAACCGCATTCGTCAGGGCTATGAGCCCGTCCGTGCGGAAGAGCATCCGGGATACCAAGCCCCAACTATCGAGGACGGCAAGCATGCCGGGGTCATCGGAAACGGTGGTCTTATCCTCACCCGAGTACCTGTCGAAACAGTCCACGAAAGAACCGCGTATTACGGGGGCCGGACCCGCGAACAAATGGAAGCTGTCGATCAGGACCTGATGAAAGAGCAACATCCGTCGATGCCGATCAATCAACAACGGCAGAGTCGGGTATCATTTGGCGGACGTAAAAAGTCCGACTAATTAGGAGCAACGTCTATGGCGAATACGTCTGGTGCGTTCGGGCTTCGCCCGATCAACCTTGCTGGTGGTGCGCCCAACAGCCAAGGTGCTAACTCGTATTTCATCGGCTCGACCGCTTCGGCTATTTATCAAGGTTCCCCCGTCATTGCAGTCAATGCTGGTCAAATTGCCATCACTGGTTCTGCTTCGGGCGACACCTATAAACACGTCGGTGCGTTTCAAGGCTGTGAATACGTCTCTTCCACGACCGGAAAGAAGGTCTATTCCAACTTCTGGCCGGGTTCTGGTTACGCAAACACGAACTTCGACATCGTCGGGTTTGTGTATGACAACCCGACTCAGCGTTTTGTGATTGCGACCGATGCGTCGTTCACTGACCGCGCAACTGCCAAGGCTGCAATCTGGGAAAACTCCCAGTTCAACACGGGTACTTCGGGTTCGTCGGTCAACGGCGCTTCCTCGGCGTCACTCGATGTCGCAACCTTGGATGCGTCTGATGCTTCCCTGCCGTTGAAGATTCTGGGTATCTACGAAGACCCGACGAATCAGGACTTCGCAGCGGCGGGCATTCAGATTCC